CCCCGGGACCTGCGGTATCGGCGGCCTCACCGGACCGTCCGGCGGGCGTGGCAGTCTGAGCGGCCCGGCGGACGATCTGGGCGCACCGGGCCGCCGTTGCGGGGGCTCCAAGCCCTCGCGTTCCAGTGGCGGCGCGGCGGGAATGGACCGCGCCGCCGTGGCCCGTAGCCTCGCGCGACCGGGACGGCGGAGCGGGGCACGCGCCCGCTCGGGTTCTTGGTGTGAAGCAGCCGATGGGGTTCGAGGACCTGTTTCAACCTCATTATGGCTTGTTTGTCCCCATCGGCTGCAGTGCCCGGTTTCCCGGGCGTGAAGCATCGTGGGTGCCACCTTTCGGAAGAGCCACGATGACTCGGTTTCGGTGAGGGGCGACCGGAGCCGCCCCTCGGGGGATGGGCCCGGAGGGGGATGGCCCCGGGCCCGTCGTGTTCATGCCGCCTCCGCATCCGCCATCGCGACCGCCCGGCCGTCCCCGACGCGGTACACGCGGACCCCAGACGCCGGCGGCGCCTGCCGCGGCTCCACCTCACCGAGCACCGAGCAGATGAGCACCTGGTCGTAGTCCTCCTCGAGCCGCGCCAGCAGCCGCGTGACCGCCCTGCGGTTGCCCGGGTCCAGGAGACTCATCTCGTCGAGGCAGAGCCACCGCAGCGCCGACAGCTGCGCGAGGGCGTCCGCCAGCACCATCGACACACGCCATCCCTCCGAGCCGGAGAGCCGCATCGGGTGGCCCTGCCGCGTGACCTCGACCTCGAAGTCGTCGGTCAGCGTCACATCGAGGCCGTCGAGGAGCGGTGCCCACGACGCGAGCCGCTCGCGGATCGGCCCGAGGACGGGCGCCAGCAGCTCCGCGCGGACCCCCTCCGGGCGGCATCGGGTCTCCATGACCCGGAAGTCCTCGACCTCGCGGGCGAGCTTCTCGCGGCGCCGGACGGCGTTCTCCCACGCGGTCACGTCCTGGCGGTACTGGTCGACCTCCCGGACGATCGCCCGGCCGCGCTCGAGCTTCTCGCGGACTGCAGCGAGCGTGTCCTCGAGGTCGGTGATCTCGCCCTTGCCGACGGGCGGGACGGACATGCGCGCCTCGATCTCGCCGGCCTCCTTGCGGAGCGCGACAGCGCGGGCGTCCTCGGCCGCGAGCCGGTCGCGCTCGGACTTGAGGCTCTCGAGCTTGCCGACGATCCCGGCCTCGGCAGTTCGGTCCTCCTGGATCTTCGCGGCGAGCTCGGCCGCGGTCGTCTCGAGCCCGGTGATGTCCTCCCGGAGCGTCTCGATCGCCGCGGTCTGGACCTTGCCCTCGTGCTCGAGCCCGCAGATCGAGCAGACGTGCTTCGTCCCGGCGCCCCGCAGGCGCTTGATCTCCTCGCCGGCGGCCCGGGAGGCGTCCTCGATCTCGCGCTGCTGCTGCTCGAGCTTGGCGGTCGCCTCCCGGGCCTCGGTGAGCACCTTGCGGCCCGTGCCGATCCGGGCGACGACCGCGGCGTGCTCCCGCGCCGGGTCGCGCTCCTCGAGGCTCGCGATCTGCGCCCGGACCTCGGCGAGCCGCTCCTCGAGGCCGTCGGTGGACGCGGCGGTTCGACCCTCGAGCCGCCCGATCTCGCGCTCGATCTCGCGCTCCTTGTTCTCGAGGTCGGCGACGCGGCCGCGCATCTTGCGGAGCGTCTCGTCGTCGATCGCGGAGAGAGGAGTCGGCTTCGTGAGCGCGACCTCCCGATCCTGAGGCGGGACGATCATGAGGTCGGAGAGCTCGCGGCCGGCGGCCCGCTTGCGCTCGGCCGCTTCGCTCTCGGCCCTCTTCCAGTTGCCGCGGAGCGCGTGGTCGCGGATGGCGGGGTTGCGGAGCCCCCGGGCCTCGAGGTCCTCGGCAGTCACGGAGATCCCCGCGAGGCGGAAGACGAGGTCCTGCCGCTCGGCCGGCGTCATGCGGAGCGCGTGGCCGACATCCAGCAGCGCGGCCAGTGCGGCGCGGTCGCGGACCCAGCTGTCGAGGTCTGTCTGGTTCAGCTTCACGGCGCGGTCGTCCTCCATAACGGAGAGCGTCGTCGCGGTCCTGCGGATGGTGCGCTCGCCGAGGTCGAGCTCGACGGCCCAGGGCTTGCCCTTGCCGAGGTACTGGAGCTGCGCGGCGTCCTTGCGGGCGACGCCGGCGACGGTGCCGGTGAGCGCCACGCGGATGCCGTCGAGGATGCTCGACTTCCCGGCGCCGTTCGGGCCGACGAAGATGCTGATGCGCTCGGCCAGGTGGATCTCGAGGTCCTCGTAGCCGAGGAAGCGGGCGAGGTGGAGGCGGGTGACCTTCATCTCAGAACCCGAAGTCGTCGCCGAGAGTCGCCTGCTGCTCCTCGGTCCGCTGCGCGTGGACCGCGTCCGCGACCTGGTCGCCGGGCCCCGGCTCGTTCGCCGGCGCGTCCCCGGCCTTCTCCCGCTTGCGCTGGCACGCGAGGCACACGACCTGCCCCTCGGCCTCGTCGACGGGGAAGCGCTGCGCCCGCGGTCCGAGGGCCTTCTGGCAGTCGAAGCAGGCGTCGGGCGGACTGTTGTCCGGCTCGGCTTTCGGCTTCGACGCCGACCCGCGCGTCACCTCCCCGGTCTCCTGGTCGATCACCTCGACCTGGCCCTCGACGATGTCCTCGGGATCGCCCATCTCCGGCTGCGTCTCGATCGCACGCGCCATCTCGGCCGTGCGGGGCAAGCTCTTGCAGAGCCGGATGATCACCGTCTTGCGCGCCATCTCCGCCCAGTCCGTGACCCACGGCCCGGACCGCGCGCGCGCCTTCTCGCGGATCCGCTCGACCTCGGCCCGCGCCATGACCTCGATCACCGGCGGCGCGTCCCGCATGTGGGCGACCGCGTAGACGTGCGTGACGGCCTTCGGGTCGCCGCCGTGCCCCTTCCCGGGCCGGTGCAGGATGTCGTCCTCCGTCCCCCAGGAAAACGCGAACTCGTCGCCCTCGTAGACGCAGCGCGAGACGATCGACCGGACGTGCCCCGACCGCATCGCGAGCTCGCGCCAGCCCTGGTAGCCGATCTGGTACTGGCACTCCCCGCCGCGCGGGATCAGGTAGGCGTGCCCGAGCCCGTTGCCCGGCAGGAGCCCCGTGCTCGCCGCCTGGCAGAGCGCCCCGGCGATGCTCATCGGGTCGCAGCGCTGCAGGGCGTCGTTCGTGCGGATGACGTTGAGGGCGACGTTCGCGACGTGGCGGGCGTCGAGCCCCTTGACCGCGGTGTCCGCCACCCGGGCGAGAAACCGCTCGTTGTCGAGCGTCGCCTGGATGTTCGCGATCGCCTGGTTGCGCGGGACGATCTCCCCGCGGGCCGTCGTCGCCGGTGCGTTGCTCATGCTCCCCTCCTCGTCAGCTTGAAGACGCTGAACTCGTTTCTCTCGATGACCTTGGCGGCGACCGTGTACCGGCTCGCCTTGTACGAGACGCCGTTCGGGAGCACGCCCCCGGCGGCGGGCCCGATCGCGGCCTTGATCTTGTTCGTCAGCTCGCGCTTCTCGGCGTCGAGCGCCTTGCTCTCGGCCTTGACGACCTCGAGTCGCTCGTCCCAGGCGACCGCCTCCCCCGAGAGCGCGGCGAACTCCTCGACCTCCGTCTCCGGGTAGAGCGCGGTGATCGCGGCGGAGGCACTCTCGCTGTCGTCCGGCGGCGGCGGGTCCTCCTCGGCCACCCGGCGCATCATGTCGTCGCCGGCGCGCCGGATCTCGTCGATGACGGCCTCGTCCCGCGGCACCCAGCCCCACACGAGCCGGAAGGCCGGCGCCGCTGTGAGCGCCGCGATGATGCCCTGATCCGCCCCGGTCACGAGGCACTGGTGCTGGACCTGGCAGGCGTACTGCGGCGGGATGTCCCCCTCGCTCCACTTGCCGAGCGCGGCGGTCCCGACGGTCTTGATCTCGACCGGCTCCCCGTCGGGCGTGCGCCAGTCGGGCGTGGCGATGGCCCACGGGTGGGCGGTACTCTCGAGGAGGTCGCCCCACGGCACGAGGTCCATCTCGAGGCGCTCCGCCAGCATCTCGCCGATCGGGGCCTCGAGCGCGAGTCCGATCTGGATGTGCTCGAGGTCACCGATCTCGGGCCGCTCCACGGCGCCGATGAGCCGGGCGTAGAGCTCGAGGCGCGAGCACCAGGGCGATACCCCGAGGAGCGCGGCGGCATCTGAGGACCCGATCTTGCCGTGATGCTTGTCGATCCAGTCGGGGGCGGTACTGTGGCACAGGACGCGGTAGGTCACGGCGGTCCTCCCTCCTCAGTCGTCGTCGGGTGTGCGCGACAGGTCGGTGTGCTGTAGGATGGTGTCGCGGGCGATCTCGGGGTCGGCGAGCGGGGACGGCCGGCCCTCCCCGGCGAGGGCGGCGGCGATCACCTTGTTCCGCCAGTCTGGGCCGTACTGAGCAGCGGCCTGTTCCTCGGCGGTGGCGCATCCCCAGCGACACACCCTGAGCGCCGCCTCTAGCCGCTCGATGCGGCACTCTCGACACGGCTTCCCGCTCACCTTGTCCCGGTGGTCCGGGCAGAACGGCATCCCTTCGAGCCATCTCGTCTTGAGCGCGAGCTGCTTGCGCAGCCGGTCCGCCTCGTCGGCGGCGTCGATCAGGGCGAGGATCTCGTCGGTGTTGATGACACCGACGGTGCCACCCCACTCGATCCGCTCGCGCCATCGTGTCTCGGCGAGCATCTCGCGCAGCTCCTGCCGCCGCGCCGGCGTGAGCGCGCTCATCGGGACCACCGCGTCGTACTCACCCGGTACATGCCGCCACCGAGGTGCTTCGATGTGATCTCCCACAGGGTCCCGTGCGACATGATCTGACCTCCCGTGCTACGGAGCAGGTCGCGCAGCTCGCCACGGTCCACCACGTCGTGGCCGAGGCCTGGCATCGAGGCGAGAAAGTTGAGGAGTCGTGTCCGCTCAGCAGTGGTCATCGCGCCACCACCTGGATCACGCCGACCGTGGTCAGGACGATTCCGACCGCAATCGCGAGCGCGAATCCGGCGAGGATCCACCAGCCGATGCGCACGTCGCGGGACTGGCGCTCGGGGGAACGGCCCTGCCCGCCGAGGACCACCGGCACGTGCAGATCGTCGGCGAGGATACACTCGGCGTATCCGCACGAGTCGCAGGCGAGCGTCACGCCGTCGCTGGTCTTCATGGGCTCGCCGCAGTCCGGGCACGGGTCCGGATAGGCCCCAATGCCGGTAGGCCACGTCGGCTCCGCGAGCCCGAGGATCGGACGGTCCGCGCGACTGCCGCCGCGGGCGGTCACGACGCCACCACGCTCGCATAGGTCGCCGTCGTCGAAGACGTGACCCGCTTCCCGACACCGCGCAGCGCCCGGGACTTCGCCGCCTTCGGGGAGTCCGCCTTGACCTCCCACAACTCGACGATGTGCCGGACGACTTTGACTCGCATCTTCGGCTTCGCCTCCTTCGGCTCCGGCGGGAGGGCGGGACCGACCCGCTTCGGCTTCGGCGCGAACTGGACCGGACTGCCGGCGACCATCGCGGCGAGCATGGCGGTTGCGTGGCTGACCTTGTGCTTGCTCATGACGCCCTCCGCGCCCGGACCTTCGCGAGCGTCCGCCGGGCCACCTCGGCAACCACCCGCGGAGAGCCGATGCGCCCGTGCGTCAGCGCGTCCAGCCGGCGGCGGAGGTCCTCGTTCTCCTCGCGGAGCCGGGCGGCGCCGCACCGGCCCGGCGGGCAGCAGCACCAGCGTGGACCCGACCACGCGCACGGTGGCGAGGTCGGCGAACGTCGGGCGGCGGGGCGGCTTCTCTGCTCGCATCTCATCCCCCAAGGAAAGCAGCGGGCCCACAGGCGCAGGGCGCGTTGTGGACGAGGTCCCGAGCCGGGAGGGCCCGCTGGGTGGTCACGCAGGGCTCCACGGAGGGAGCCGGTTCACGCGGAGCCTGTCGTTGTAGGTCTCCGTGAGCTGGTCAGCGACGGCGTTGCGGAGAAGCCCTCCGCGGACCTCCTGTAGCCGTCGGGCGTTTCCGATGAAGCCGATGGGACCGTTCGGGTAGGCCGCGAGTCGCTCGATGAGGCGGTTAAGGTCGACCTTGCCCTCGTGGCGCGCCACAAGGGCGCCTACTCCCTCCACGGCGGACGGGTGGAACGTGATGGGCTTCTTTCCGGTCGGAGGTTCCCATCCCATCCATGCGTCTTTCAGTACGAGCAGGGTTTCCTTGAGCGCCGTCGGCATGGGGCGCTTGAGCTTGAGCACGTCACCCGAGTACACGCGACGTAGCGCCGTCGCGCAGGCCACGCCGTTGCGAACCCTCTCCCGCGTGAGCCTCAGTCCGGCAGCCTTGACGACCCGACTGATGGCCGTCGCTTCTGGGAACTCGGCCAGCAGTTCCGCCTTGAACCGATCGAACGGGTGGACGGACCGTCCGCCGTTTCGCGCCCAGAAGATGGACGCCTCGTCCTTGATGGCGAGATTGCGGTAGAGCGCGACGGGGATCGACTCATCGTCCAGTCCGAGCAACTTGAGAACCTCGACCCGGTGCTGCCCGTCCATCGCCCAGAAGGACCCTTCATCGCGGACCGAAATCTCCACGATCCCGAACTTGTGCCAGTCGAACTCCTTGGCGGTCTTGCGGATCCACGCGTGAGATGTCGCCCGCTGGTACTCCGGCTTGGTCTGGATGTCCCCGATGCGGACGAGTTCCTCATCCCACGAGTAGAGGTCGATGAGGGAGAAGCGCCGCGGCGGATCTTCCTCGGGCGGAGATGCCGTTGCTGCCTTCGTGGTCATCTGGTACCCTTCACTTGCTTCGCGAGCTTCCGGAGTTGCGCGCCGAGCGCCTGGAAACGAGCGGCCAGCTCCTTGGCTCCCTGGATCTCACCGCCGTCCTTCATGGCACCGAGCTCGTGGAGGACGGCGGTGATCGTCTGCTCGATCATGTCGGCGGCCTTTTCCAGCCGCGGCCCGTAGTCCGACGGGCGCTTCGGGATGACGCGAGGGTTGCCGACGTTCCCCTCGATGTTCCTCTTGCCGTTCCCGTTGGCGGGCTTCTTCGCCCGTCCGTTCTTGGGCTTCTCGCCCTTCACGGCTACGCAGTAGGCCGGGTGAACCTTCCCGGTCCGCTCCATCTCCTCGACGACCGGCGCGAGGCTCGGGTCCTTCTCGGCGGCCTCGACGACCTTGTCGATATGGCCGAGGGTGAATGTGCTCGTGCCGACCGCCTTGGCCAGCAGGTCGCGGGTTTCACTGGCGTTCCCGGAGAATCTCCGGGAACCACGCTCCCCGGTCCGCTGCGCCTCCCGTCCGCGCTCCTGCCCCTCCCGCTGCCGGGCCTTCGCCTCCGCTTCCAGCTCCGGGCGGAGACGGTCCGCGAGCGCCTTCTTCTCCAGCGGCGAGAGATCCTTCCGGCAGGTGTTCTCATCGCCCTCCGCGCGGAGCCGGAGCGCGTCAGTCCAGTCCGCTGCGACCGTGACCTGAATCGACGTCTTGCCGAGAAGCCGGCACGCGGCGACTCGACGCTCGCCCGCCACGAGGCGCCCGTCCCGCATGACCACCGGAGGGTGCATCAGGCCGACGGCGCGGATGCTCTCCGAGAGCGGCTCCAGGTCGCCGAGGTCTTCCCGGATACGGTTCTCGATGTGGATTTCGTCGATCGGCCAGAGCGTGTAGGTGGCGCGCGTGGTTGTCACGCGGCGTCCTCCGACACCAGAGCCCCGCGCAGCAGCTCCTCGGCGTAGGACTCGATCGTGCGGCCGGCGAGTGCCGCCGTAGCCTTGAGGCGCGTGTGCAGGTCCGCGGGTATCCGCACGGTCTTGGTGCCGGGCGCCTCGGCCGGCTCGGTGGTTGGTGTCGTGCTCATGTGGGTACGATACGACATGATCGGAATCCGCGCAAGTGAGAAAATTGGAAAAAGGGATCGCTCCGCTTGCCGGGATTCCGAAAAAAGATTGGGCCCCCGCCCTCAGTAGAGCGGGGGCCCGGAGGAGAGAATCCGCGGGAGTGCCCGCGGGTCGAGGTCGCCTACGGAATCGGTGCCTTGTAGAAGTCCTTGAACGCCTCCTGCACGCTTGCCTGGATCTCGGATCGCACGTCCGTCGCGGTACTCAGTTGCCCGCTCGTGCTCCGGTCGATGGTCGCCGTGATCTCGGCGTGGAGCCCTGCCGGAAGCGATCCGGCGATGTCCTTGAGTGTCTGGAGCCACGCGAGCGTGATCTCCTTCGCCGCCACCGGATCGGCGGGCAGGGTCGGGCACGCGGGGAACAGGTGGATGCTCGCCTGCTCCCGCTTGAGCGTCACGCCCTCCTCGCCGTGGACTGTGGTGCCGCATCCCGCACAGAAGATCAGCGCCACCAGCAGCGCCAGGATCCCGCCGAACGCCAGCACGGCCCGAATCTCGTACCTCATGATCCTCCCTCCGTCAGCGCCTTGACGATCTTCGCGAGCAGGGGCGCCGTCCCGCTCTTGACGCTCGCGCTCTGCGCCAGCGCCTTGACGTCGGCGGCGTTCGCGCGCTCGATGCTCGTCACGAGATCCGCGACCACACGAGCGTACCGCGCCTGCCCGAACGCCTTGAGCACCGCGACGATCAGCGCGCCTGCGGCGGCGACCATCTCCCAGTGCTCCATCAGCCACTCCACGGATCACCTCCTCTCAGCCCAGCGCGACCTTGAGCAGCGTCGCGAGGGCGATCACGAGCAGGCCCCAGAGGCGGAGGTCCATGCTCGAGACTTTCCGTTCCACGCGGCTCACCCTTGCCTCCTGCGTGGCGATGCGCTCACGGCAGCGCGTTTCGCCGACGATGTTGTTTCGGCCGAGACGGAGCTCGAGGGACCGGATCCGCTCAGCGTGGTTGTCGAGCCTCGACTTGTTCTCGCCGCACGTTGCCATCTCGCTCCGTTGGTGCTCTTCGTCTCCATCGTGGCCCCCCGGCCTTCGTTTCGTTGCGGCTCCCGTCACGCAAGTGCGACCGTGAAGATCGTCCCGCCGATGTTGATCTGAATGGACTCGTTCCCGGAGTCGACCCTCACGCCGATCTGCTTCTGATCGCCCGTCTCGGTCACGTCGTTCAGGTCGCCTGGCGTGAAGTCAAGGCCGGCCAGGGTCTTTATCTCGGCCATGTCGAGCAGGCGGACGGATGAGGTTTGCTCGCCGACGTTGTCGTACCGACGCAGAGTTAAGTCCTCGTCCGCGGCCTCGAACGTCGCGCCGCTCGCGACCCCACCAGTGGCGAGCTCAGGGGTGCCGCAGCCGATCACGGCGCCGGGGCCGGCCAGGAAGGCAACCGGGGATGTCGAAACCGCGGCTGGCGCGAAGTCCTCGTCGACCGACTCGAGGCCAACCTCCGGAGGCAGGATGACCCAGCCGCCCGGAGCCGTGCCCGTCGGGCTCCGCCCTTCGCCGGGGCGGTACGTGTATTCCCATCCCGCCGGGTCCGGCGGATCTTCGAAGTACGGGCCGCCAGGCGTCCCTCCCTGCGCGCCGAACGCCTCGATGCGACCCGTGAGAGGCGTCAGGGTGCGGTACTCTCTGAGCGCGTCCGGAGACATCGACGCGGCGCCTCGGACATCACCGGCTCCGGCCTGGGCCCGCTGCGGCTTCGCGAGGGTCCCCGGGCCGGCGATGATGCCAGCGGAGTGGACATACCCCTCCTGGGCATGGGGGTCTTGCGCGAGGAGATCGTAGACGGTCGTTCCACCTCCGGTGGGAGTGCCGTTGGGCGGCGTGGGGACGGGAATTGACGGCGGTGGAGTGGTCGGCGGAGGTGTCTCGTCATCGATCGTCGGTGGGGTGGTCTCGAAGTAGCTTGTCGTCCACCAGCGCCAGAGCCCGGGACGGTCACCGCCGAGCCACCCATGCCGGCTATTCTGATCGTGTCCGAGGTGCACACGGATCGGGAAGTCGAGGTCCCCCCCGTCCTCGTAGATCGTCTCGAACTCGAGCGGAGCGTCTCGACTCCCATCGGCGTCCGTGAACAGCGAACTGATCGCCAGATGCCCAGACCGGATCGTCACGTCGTCGGCATCCTTGCCGATGATGTGCGAGCACTTGCTGTTCCCGGTGAGAAGCGGCCCGCCTCCCTGGACGCCCATGTGCCCATGGCCCATGACATCAGTCACCAGCCCGCCCTGAGCGTCCCTCCTCGGAGTCTTCCCGATGTTCCAGGAGATCGTGCTCTCGCCCTTCTTGCCGATTCCCTGCGGGTCGACCACGACGCGCATCATGGACTGCAGGTGCGCCTGACGGCTGCCGTCGAGCTCGCCGTCCTCATTCGGCTCCTCTACGATGGATCCGGCTCGGGGGTCACCGTAGAGCTGCGGCGAGACGAGACGCGGGTCGGTCGGGTGGAACTGAACGACCTGGCGGCTCTCCTCCGTGGTCTGGACCACGACGCCGGCCATGCCGCGAGGGAGGACCGGCCACTCCTGGGGCGGCTGCGACGCGACAGGGGAGAACCGTCCGTCCCCCTCCCAGTTCTCATCTCGGATCGGGACGAGGCTCTGCGCCGGACGGTCCTCCTCGTCGATGTCCCCGAGGTCGCTGATCCAGAATGCCGTCTGCGTGGGCGTCTTGGACTTTGGCCTGGGTTTCACTCCAGGGAGAAACCCAGGAAGGAACACGGGGAACGACTGTGGCAGGCCTACCCCGAAGAGCCCACCCGTGGCCTGCGGTGTGTCCGCCCAGAAACCCTGCGTCTGGATCCCCATGGGAGGTCCGAAGAACCCAAAGAACGGCTGATTCCCAGGAAGCCCTACGTCGGCTTGAACCCCTGCCCACCACGGCGCCCAGGCCTGCCCTCCGATCCCAACGTTGATTCCGCCTCCTGGAGCCCCGCCCTGATCAGGAGCGCCCCCCGCAAAGCCAGCTCCGGCCCAGATCGGGTTGCCGCCTCCGATCGCGGGAACTGCTCCACCACCTCCTCCCGCACCACCAGCTCCACCAGCACCCCCGCCAGCACCTCCGTTGCCTCCAGCCCCCCAGTTGGCGGCGGGCGTGATCGGTGTCGGGTATCCGATCCGCCCACCCGCGTAGTAGATCGGGCCAAGCCCCCCGCCGGTCGGAGTCGTCCCGTCCGGGTTCGGAGTGATCTCCGGAATGACCGCTGGACCGTCCGTCGGCGTCTGCGTGCTCGGGGTCACGGCTCCGCTCGGGCCACCGCTCCCACCCTGCGTATTCACGAGCGCAGGGTAGACCCACGACCACGCGCCGGTGGCTCGCCCCGAGGTCTCTCCCGTGATGCCCGCCGCACCACTGGATGGCCAGTGGAACGCCCCGATCACGTCTCCGACCGCGCCCTCGTCCCACACGTAATGCCCGAGCTCGCCCTCCCCGATCTCGTGATCGAGTATCCGGCAGCCCCACACCGAGGCGCGCATGTCGAGGCTGTATCGCTGGCCGTAGTCGTGGTGCTGGAACGGCAGGAACCCGAGCCGTCCGAGGCCGCCGCGGGAGTCGTTGACGAACATCAGCCTCTCTCCGGGCTCGCGAGCTTCAGCAGCGTCGCGCGGGTGCCGTTGTCCATGAGCGCGAAGAGACTCACGGGCGCGGTCTCACCCTGGGGCAGCGTGACCAGCGTGAACGTCTCGCCGTTGACGGTCAGCTCGTGCGACACCTCCTGGATCCATCCGTCGAGGCCGATGTTCGGGGCAAGGTCGAACGTCGCCGCTCCCTCGAGGCGGTCGGCCATGGATCCGTAGACGCGAGCCGCTGCTGCGATCGCGACAGACCGGAGAGATGCGCCGCCGATCTCTGGTCCTGACGCACCCTCCAGATTGAGGACCAGATCCGAGAGATCGGGCTTCGGCCCGGGACGGACCCCGAACGCGGTCTCGATGACCTCGGACTGGTTGTCGAGCCAGGGGATCCTGGCCGTCTCGATGGATGGGGCAATCCGGATCTCCATCGGGGGGCCGAGGCAGTCACGGTCGCTGATCCCGGCCCGGTTCCCTGGAGGCAAGATCGCCGCCACCTCGTCGGGTCGAATCTCGACGCCGAAGAGCTGGTCGTTCGTGTTCGGGCTCCCGGCGATTGCGGTCAGGATCACAGCCGCCTTGTGCGACCCCGTGAGCTTGGGCCTCTTGGATCCTCGTGCGATCGCGTTGAACGCGACGGATTCCCCGAAGCGAGCGCGCTTCAGGTCGGCGTGCGGGTGGTCCTTCGGATACCCGTCGGCGCCAAGCGTGCTTCCCTGGAGCTCGATCATCGACGGGAACGCCTGCGTGTGCACTCCGAACGCGTCTCCGAGGAAGTCGAGCCTGATCACTCCCTCGTCCCCGTCCACGATCGAGACCCGACAAGGAGCAGGCGCGTCCCGCCGGCCGATCACCCCGTTGACCGGGTATCGCCTGATATTCGTGGCGTAGTTGAGGCCAACTCCAGCCGCGAAGTCCGCCCAGAGAGACCGGTTCGAGGACAGGTAGGCGAAGTTCGTGTAAGCCACGGCCGGACCGCGCGTCCCCGTCTCGACATCGAGAAGCGCCACGCGGTACGCCCTCAAGGATCGGATCCGGTCCATCCACTGACGGCGGATGCGGAACGTCTGGCGGTAGTGCTGCTGGATCGCGCCGATCCGGCCCGCCCAGTCCGCGTACTCGTCCGGCGGGACGAGCATCCCGGCCAGCCGGACGCCGGACCACAGGTCGATGAACGGAACCATCGCTTCCTGGATCTTCGGGAGGTCGAGCGCCCCGAGGATCGGGACATCCCCCCAGGCGTTGAGCGCCTGGACGAACGTGATCCATGTCCCCTGCGCGACAGTCTTCCCGGAGGAGAGCTCCAGTTCGAAGTCAGAGACCGGAAGGACGTTGTCCATGACGCGTTCACCGGCGGGTAGGCCCGCCGTGCTCGTCTTGCTCGCCGTCTCCTCGAAGTCGAACCGGAGCTCGTGCTCTCGGGTGAACAGAACCGTGATCTTGCTCGGGCGGAGGAAACGCCTGGACACCATCCGGAGGTGTCCGCCATCCTCGATCTCGTCCGGGATGCGCCCGGCGAGTTCGGCCTCGCGTCCAGAGAGACGGCTGTAGAGCCGCGCTTCTCCGTCGAGCCCGACCGTGATCGCGGCGCCGACCAGGAAGTCGAGCACCCGCCGGACGGCTCCGTCTCCACTGTCGTCGATCTTGAGATCCTCGATCGGGATCTCGTCAAATCCGCTCGTGTCCGGGACGGATCGTCCGGACGGAAGGACATGCGCGAGGACGTCCCGGAGCACCTCGCCTGCGAGCCACTTCCGCTGGCCGTCATCGGGCGGGTACAGGCTCCACGGCGCGAAGGTCACATCGTCCGGGACCGGCTGAATTTCGAGCGTCTGCGGGTCCTTGAGCCGACGCACGCCGATGAGTCTCCGGATGTTGTACCCTCGCCGGATGTACCGGTAGCGCCACCACCACCGCTGGTCGGTCACCATGACGGTGCGGATTGCCGGATTCCCGGAGGACACCTCCGAAAGCACGGACAGTCGGTGAACCGAGAAGGACTCCCTGGGCCCGGTGACGTTGAGCATAACCTCGGGTGCGCCGAGCACGCCCTCGGCGTCGTCCGGAGTCATGTCGAACTGAGCCGTCACCGGCTCGACCCCGGGGCGCAGGGGCCACCGAACGGGGCCGCTGTCGAGGCACGGGAGTCCGTTGAGTGTCGCCCTCGTCATCCGGTCACGGCGCCGGCGGGGCGCCCCCCATGAGTCACGGCGTTTCCGCCGGACGACTGGCGCGGCTTGTAGAGCTCGCGGGTCACCGAGGCGTGGATCTCGGTGGTCTCCAGCGTCTCCCCGTCAAGGCCCCGGACCTTCGGCACGGATCGGGACGTGCGGGTGACCTCGGCCCAGGTGGTTCCCCCGGTGTCCCCAGGACGAAGAACGGGCGCGTTCGCGTTCGCAGCGTCCGCTGCGTCGAAACCCATGGCTGCCGCATAGCCGGGTCCTTTCACGCCAGGAATGACGAGACGCAGCGTCACGGTCCTGCGGAGCCGCGTGGGCCTCTGGTATTTGTACTTCTCCAGGGGGTTTCCGGACCATACCCCGACGAGCGTCTCTCCGCTCTCCTGCGTGTCCTCGATCGAGACCTCACGCTCGAGCGGCGCGGCGTCGCCACCGGCCTGGACGTGGAACGTCAGGACGGCCGAGATCCGGTTGTCGTCGTATTGCGGCTCGACCTGCTCGTCGACGAGTGCCTTCTTGCCCTCGACCAGAGATTCGACCTGCTGGAGGATCCACGGCTTGATCGTGGAGTCGTACTTCCCCACCAGGTCCGTGGTCTGGTCGCTCCGGATCCAGGCATCGTAATTCGCAACGACCTCGACGAGTCGATTCGTGGGCTGTGCCGTTGAAGTGCCAGCACTCCCTCCTGGAGCGGGGCCTCCGGCGTCCCCTCCGTATGTGTTCAGCGTGTCTCCAGGCGCCATCCTTCGACGCTGGATCCGCAGATCCTGCCGGACGATCGCGGCGTCATCCGTCGATCCGGCCCCCTGGCCGAACACGACCTCCTCGTACACGCGACGCCAGCGGCACTGCTTGTCCTGGGCGTCCGCCTCGACGAGCGGCTCCTCGACGAGCTCGTAGGTGCCCCCGAATCCCGAGAGAATGTCATCGCAGTACGAGTCCGCGTTGGCCTCGTAAACGTCGCGGGCGTCGGCGCTCCCGAGGGCCGTGTAGAGCCCGGCGAAGGTCACCGTGCGGCGGCGGCTCGGGGAGTAGGAGAGATCGACCGTGGACTCGCGCAGTCCGCTCGAGACTTCCTCGCCGGTATCAGCCGGCATGTCGAAGTCGATCCGGACGCGGTATGAACGGCTCCGTGCAGTGTCCTTCTTCCCTCCGGACTTCGAGATCGAGGGGCGCGCGTTGAATCCAGTCGATGTCTCGTGCGAGAGGTCAACGACGATCGAGTTGTGAATGGTGACGCGAAGGCGACCATTCGGCTTTCGGAACTCGTCCTCGACCGCCTTGACGAGGGCCACGAACTCAGGATGGCTCGACGCGGTGACGACAAAGTCGAACTCGACGAATGAGCGCTCGTATCCGATCTCGGACCGGTAATAGCCGTCGAGCCGGTAGGACTGGGATCCCCCGCCGATGATGACTCCGCCGTAGTGGACGGCCAGTTCTCGCGTCAGCATCGGTCACTCCTGGGTCTTGATGAGGTCGGCCAGCGCGGTGCCGAAGCCCTCGCCCACGGCCTTTCTTCGGATCTGACGCTCCGCCCACCGGCCCATGCCCTGCGCCTTGCGGATCTCGTACCGGCCCTCGATGATCTTCAGGAGTTGCTCCGCGACATCCGTCTGCTTCCAGAGGAACGCGACCTTCGCGAGCTCCGCGGCATCGGTCACTCCTCCGAACGCCGCGAAGAGCGTGGACTCGAGCTTGGCGATCCGCTCGGCCCCGTCGTTGACCTGGTCGACGAGAAGGCCCACGAAGCCGTTCACGATGTCACGTATCGTCGATGGGAGGCCGGACACGACGCGCTCGGTGACGACGCGCGTCATCTCCGCGATTCCGGGTCCGTACTCCGCCATGAGGACGGCTGCTCCGGCGAACGGAACGGCCGCGAGGACGCCTCGTGCGGTCGGGATCCTCGGCGCGAACTTGCGGCGTCCTCGAGCCTTCGTCTTCTCCTGGCGCTCCTCGCGCTCCTTGACCTGCCGGGTCCGGCTCTCGTCCCGGCCGATGCGCCTCTGCTGCTCGTCCTGCTTGTCCAGCGTCGCACGGGCGTCCGTCGTGTCGATCTTGACCTTGACGACCGCGTCTCCGATGGGGGTCGACATCAGGACACCTCCACCGTCACCGTGCGCGCATCGGAGGTGCCGTCGGCGTAGACCGTGAACAGGGCGTAGCTGAAGGTCCCGGACCCCGGGGTGTCGTCGACAGTCGTCGCGAGATCGCCCGAAAGCGTGATCCCTGTCCCGTCAGCCACCGTCGCCGGAGCTGTTGCTCCGGACGCGCGGCGCAGAACGCAGGATGCGATGTCGTACCGGGCCGTCGGCAACGACCACGTCAGGGTGACCGTCCCGCCGGACACCGAGGCCTCGAGGAAGCCGGCGGCCTCGTACGTGCGGGTGGACGTTCCGATGAGGTCGAAGAGGTAGTCCCTCCAGACGATGTAGTTCACGCCCTCGACAGTGGCCGACGGCATCGAGCGGAGCCGGCAGAGGATGCTCAGGCCCTCGAGCTCGTCCACGACGGCCAGCTCGTCGAGCACCCGTTCCTCGATCTCGAGGAGGCCGCGGCCTTGGGCGGAGTTCGCCTGGCGGCCCGCCCCCATCAGGGCGTGCTCTCCGACGGCGTCCCCCGCCACCATCTGCGCGATCGTGATCGCGAGTTCCTGGTGGATGAGGTCGGGCTCCTGGTCGTGCTCGGGGTCGGCCTGCGCACCCATCGGCCGCATGAGCACGATCGGGGGCCGCATCGAGTCGAAGACCTGCGGCGCCGGAGAAACAGAGACCACGACGCTTCCGGTGGCAAAGACCTTGGCCGCGCTCCCCGGCCAGGTCGCGGCCTGAAGGATGCTCTGGACCTGCCTGAAGCCCTGCCACGCGTTCACGGGGCCACCGCCTCGTGTAGCGCCTGATCGACGTCGTCTCCGTCGACCAAGCTCTCCTGTGCGTCGATGAGGGCCTGGCGCTCGTCCTCGGACATCCCCGCCCACTCCGTAAGCGTCACCGATCCTCCGGCGCGGACGAACCGATCTGCGGCGCGCCGGACGAGATCCGGCAGCGAGGGGTCGTCGGAGGTAATCCCGAGGCACGAGGACAGGAAGCCGAGCCTCATAGCGTGATGTCCCCTCTCCGGCCGATCGACACCACCCGGCCCGAGTCGTCGGGGAGCCCGTGCCAGACCATGCCGAGGTCGAGCTCGGCGTTCAAGGAGAGGCGAAGACGGTGGGTCTGCTCGATTGCCGGTACGGCGTTGTGGAGGACGACGCACGGCTGCCGGTCGATCGCGCGGGGCATGACTGCGATCGTGACCCCGTAGGACTCTCCGAGGGCTCGGCCCGGCCGGACTGTGTCCTCGTCGTCTGCGGCCGGCTGGTAGGACCAGAGTCTGTCTCCGCTCGCACCCGCCTCGCTGTGAGGGAGAGCCGCCGCAAGCGCCGATGCGTCCCAGGCCCGCAGGACGACCGAGATCCGAGCCTCGTCTGGCCCCTGGAGAATCTCGACGGCCTGGCCGCCCCACTCCTCGGCTGTGATGGCCTGAGCATCCGCGCCACAGAAGACCACGATGTCCCGTGTCGGCTCGAGAAGCGTCCCGCCGAATGGGCTGGCGCCGGTCAGCGACGTGGGGGAGAGGACGAGCGCCCCCTTGATCCTGGCGATGGACCCTACGCCTGCCACGGCTTCCCCGTGAGGTTGTGCTCCACCGTCCGAACGATCTTCGGCTTTGTCTCATCGGTAACGCCTATGAACGGCCGCTTCGCCACCTCGGTCTCAAGCATCGGGAGCGTGAAGAGGAACCCCAGGCGAGGCCTGAGATCCGGACGGCGCTTGAGGAGCCTCGAGAGTCCTTGCTTCGCCTGGGCCGTGACGGGCTGCTTGGATTGCCCTCCGGTCTGATGCTTGTCCGCGTAGGGCACGTCAGAGCGAAGCGTGATCGCGAAGTCGCCGAAGGTGACCGCGGCAGCCCCCCGGAGCCGGTTCAGCATCTCGCCGGTGTCCCGGAGCGCCGGGCGGTTCTCGAAGCGGCGCTTGGGAGGATTCATCCCTCGATTGAGATCAGAGAGGATCCCGGCCACGTTCGCGAATGGCGGCCCCTGCTGGTTCGGGTAGCGAGGCGGCCAGACATCCGTGCCGAATCGCTGGTCCCTGAAGGCGCGCTGGGAGGCCGCCTGGAGAAGCGCCGCAATCTGCTTCGTCGTCTTGAGCCAGACGGCGCTCCCGCCGTCCCGCATCATGCGCAGGAGCGCCTCGAGGTCGCGCTCGGGGTCCTCCCCGCCCAGGATCACAGTGGCCGTCACTGTGGCGCCCCAGGGATGATCCCCCCGAAGACCTCGTCGTCGAAAGCCGGGCGATGAGTCACGTCGGGATTCGGCACGGACGGCTCGTACGGGCTATCGCTCGTCGGCAGGATCCGGTCCCTGGCCGTGACCTGTCCCAGGGACTTCAGACGACGGTAGTAGGCCATCTCGCGGTCCTCGGCCTTCGCGTGGCCCGTCCGCTCCATGAGCTTGGCGATGACGCCCTCGCACGCCACGGTCACGTGAAGCGCGTTGCTCGCGTCGAACTCGACCCCGACGTGGATCTCGAAGTCTGCCTCGACGTCCGTCGCGGCGAGCCCGAGGGTCGTCGTGTTGATCGTCGTCGTCGTCGTGTCCCCAGGGTTCGTGAGGTTCACGAGGAACTGAGCCCCGTATCGGGTCTGGACCTCGGTCGCGAGCGTCATGGGTCACCTCGTCACGGGGTCGGAGTGGGTGTCGGCGTCGGGGTGATCGTGCCCGGGTCCGCCCATGTCGGTGACGCGTCGTGCGGGAGGTAGCGTCGGTACGCCCGCATGAGCCACCGCTGGATGATCGCCCCCGTCTCCGTGTCCTCCCACGTGAACTTGTCCCCGCGCAGGAAGGGCGTACCGCTTCCTACGATCGAGTACCAGGCCCCGTCGAAGTTCGCCATGGGGTAGAAGACGATGTCGTCGATGAGCACGTAGCCGGTGGACTGGCCGGAGAGCTGGATTCCGATCGTCGGATCCTCCTGGTTCCAGTTCTCGAACCAGCAGTCCTCGTCGAGCGCGATCCGGAGGATGTTCCACCCGGCCCCCGCTGCCGAGAGATCCGCGACCTGCGCGGTGACTCCACCGAGATGAAGCGTCAGTCCTCCATCGCAACTCCCGGTCTGGGAGTCGTACGCGATCTGCAGGTAGACGGGGATGTTCGGATTGAACGTCAGGCGCCGGACGTTGAAGTTCTGCGACAGCGTGTCGTTCCCGACGATCTTCAGGCTGTACGGCGTGACGCTCGACCCGAAGGGGTTGCGGTAGTACGCCGTGTTGAGGTCGAAGTTCGAGAGGGCGCTGGTCGGCGTCCACCCGGGGATGGACGTGAGCGATCCGACGGAACCGTCGATGTGATCGAATGACGGGTTCTGGATGAGCTTCTGGGAGTCGCGGGCCGAGAAGGCCTTGAGCGTCCCCTGGAGTCCGCTGCCGGCTATCTGGATGCGGTCCCGGAGTTCGGTTTCCCCACGGATGAGGAAGAGTTCTTCGTGCTCGGAGGCTCCGGAGTGCTCGTCGGAGATGCACTCGCACGTCTTTCCGTCCGCCGTCTGGTTCTCGATGTCCTGGCCGTTCGCGTCCGTCGTCAGACGGTTCACCGTGCCGGTACCGGTGTTCCCTCCGTCCGCGGCGGGGCTCCCGAACGTGAACGCCCGGGTCTCCACCGTCAGGCTCTCGTCCGTGAATCTCTCGAAGAGCCTCGTCAGGATTGCCTGGGGGTCCGTGTCCGGGATCCCCATGAACTGCCCGTAGGTCCGGAGAAGCGGAGTCAGTACGGTGACGGCCTGGTCGATGAGCCCCGCGTACCCCGTCCGGACCGACTGCCACGCGGCGAGCAGTTCGGGGGAGTAATCCCCCTCGGCCGCGGCGACGAGGTCGCCCTCCATCTGGAGGAGGTTCGGCGAGGAGACGTGCCCGAAGAGACGCATCTCCTCGAAGATCTTGCAGGCCTTGCCGATCTGGCCCTGGATGTCCGCTTCGGTCGGGGATGCCATCAGGTCACCTCTTCAGGAGCGGGGGGTAGGCCGGCGGATACGTGCGGTCGACGAGCGTCGGGCTCTCGATCTCGACCATGTAGACGTACGTCGCCACGGGCTCATCCCCGGCCACCGGCCGGAAGTCCCGGTAGCGGCTCCCGTCCATCGAGCGGAGCGTCTTCTGGGTGCCCGCCGAGCGGATCACCTTCTTCGCGACGCCTTCGAGTACGGCCTCCTTCTGGACGTCCGTCAGATGATGGACGCGGCCGGAGACCTGCATTGGAGCCGAGAGAATGGTTCGCGTCGGATCACCCTCTCGGGGGACCTGGGACTGCTCCCACTTGCTGAAGTCGATCCCGCCGAACGAGATGGATCCGAACGGACAGTCCGGAAGGAGTCCGCAGAGGTAGTACGACCGCTCCTCGGGCTCCGGGAAGCTCACCTTCTTGGGGGTGATCGACAGTGGCTTCGGGGCGTTCGGTGTCTTGCGCTTCTTGCGCCCCTTCGTCCCGGTCGCGGCAGCGGGCGCTGCGCCCTCGGCCTCTGAACCGGATTCCTGCTCTCCCGCGGCGTCGAATCCGAAGACGTCGTCGCTCATCGAAGAACTCCTCGAATGCGCCGCGGGTCCGGGGCGACCGAGTGGGCCGCCCCGGGTGCTCTCGCGGCTAGTTGTTCACCTTCACCATCTGGTACGGCACGGTGGCGCCGTAGCCGAAGCGCGCGTCCCACTGGATGTAGTTCTTGCGCTCGGATCGGCACTCGTCGGAGTTCTGCGGGGTGGCGATCACCTCGCGGAGCGCCTGGCGAGACTGCTGGTAGATGGGCTTGTGCGGCGCGGCGCCGAAGACGACGAACCAGTCGTTGTCCCCGATGCGCTGCGTCGGCCAGAGCTGGATGTTCAGCCCGGACTCGCGAATGGTGTTCGTGACCGCCGTGGCGGCGAGGTCGGTCCCCGCGGTGCCCACCGACTCGAGGGTGCGGCCCTGGAGGAACGCCTCCCGGAACACCTCCTCGTTGTCGGCGTTGTAGGTCACGGTGATGGTGTCGCCGAGGATGTCCTCGTCCCAGAGCGGCTGGCCCTCGGTGTCCTGGAAGAGCCGCGGGTACTCCACCGCGGTCCAGAAGTCACCCCGGACGGCCGCCGCCGTGGCGACACCGTTTCCGGAGACGATGTTCCCCGCGGTCGTGCCGAAGCGGCTGGCCGCGAAGATCGCGGAACCGTCGGCTGCGTTGGGGACGGACTCCAGGAGGTCGGCGTCCGTGAGGGCACCGAGCATCTGGTAGAAGATCCGCTCGTGGAGCGTCGCGAAGTTCTCTCCGGCGGCCTGAGCCTGCCCGAAGAGCGTCCTCGTCTGCTCGTCGTCGAGATCCTCCTCGAACCACTCCACGCCGTTCTGCCAGACGAGGTTCGTCGTGGTCCATCCGAACGACCCGAAGGCCTTGCGGACGGCCGTGGTGCCGCGGTCCCAGCGTCTCGGGTACGGGGCGCTGTTGAAGGCGCCGTAGTACTCGGTCCGGTGGGTCGAGGGGACGCCAAGCTCCATGACGGAGCCCATGCGGGCGGCCACCTTCTTGTACCGCATCTTGTAAGCGTCGCTGAAGGTCGTGAGCAGCCCCGGAATGAGGAGGCCACTGTCGACGACCACTGGATTGGTGGGCATCTAAGGTCTCCTTTCCTACGTCGGGGTCGGGGTCGGGGTCGGGGTCGGGGTCGGAGTGAAGTCCGGCTCCGCGACGGAGTGGTACCGCATCAGCAGCACCGAGGCCGGATGGACGAGCACGTACACCTGGGTCGAGGAGTACGCCGCCAGCACGACACCGATCGAGTAGCCGGCATCCTGCTCGACGAGACTGAAGGTATCGTCGGCCGTGGCCCAGACCCTCTTGCCGAGGTCGGCCTGCGTGCCGGCGATTCCGACGACGGTGAGCAGATGGACGCCGCCCCCGATATCGACGCTCTGCGCCGGCTTCGGAGAGGCCGAGGAGTCTCCCGTGACGGCCGCGTCGAGAGCGAACCCGATCGGGCAGAGCTTCGTCACGGAGGTGTAGGGGACGAGATAGCCGGCGCCCGCGTGCCCGGTCATTCCCAGGCCGACGAGCGTTCCGGCGTAGACGATGTCCCCGTTCACCACAGGGACCCTCCAGATGTTGGCGGGTCCGACGCGATGGTTGGTGAGCGGGAGGTCGGCGGTCGCGGTCATCGGAGCACCTCCTCACGCCCGTTGGCGGAGTTATGCATCCGCTCCACCTGGTCGTTGATGAACGTCTCCTCGTCGACCTTGAAGCCGGGAACGTCGCGCATCCTCCGGAACAGAGCCGACGCCTTGCGGGCCGCGTCGAGTTGGTCGGGTCCCTTGGCGGCGAACTTCATCACCACCTCGGTGTCCTCGAGCTTCGCGCGGGCCTGGAACGCGTCGAAGTCCTTGGGCGGGTCCTTCGGCACGTTGCGCTTGTACGCCTCGACGAAGATGTCGAGATCGGCCTTGCCCTTCGCGGCGAACTTCTCGATGTCCGCCTCGTCGGACTCGGACAGAGGCCACTCCTTGAGAGCGGCCTTCGCCTTGGAGGCGAGCTGGGCATGCTCCTCGCGCTTCTCGCGAAGCGTGAGTCGGTGCTTCAGGCCCGCTACCTCGGCCGAGAGCTTGGCGATGGTCTGCCCGGACTCGTCCGGCGCCGCCTTCATGGCGTCGGGCTTGTCCTCGCAGGCCATCTCCTCCTTCTCGTCCTTCTCCTCGGCCATCTCCTCCTTGGGCGCCTCGTCACCGTCGTCGGCCAGTTGCTGTCCGCCGCCGGTGACCGCCTGCAGGATGGCGGCGAGTGCCTCGAGAACCTTCTCCTCGAAACCGCTCGGGGCCCCCTGCTCGGGGATGGTCGTGGTCCCTTCCTGCTCCATGGGCATACTACCCTCCTGGAATCGGAATAGGGCTCGCTCGGCAGTCCCTGCGGTGAGCATTGCCACCGCCGGCGCACATTGCTCCGGCAACCGTTGCGGAGCTGTCTCTGGGTCGCGCGGCTGCTCCTCCGCGATGCGAAGGAGGCCGAAACGGAAGAACGGCACCTCGTCCGGCATGAGCGCCAGCGAGAGGACTTCGGGGGTGCTCCATTCGAATTCGACGGATCGGTACGGGAGGTCTCCCGCCCGAATCCGGTCGTAGATCACCTGGGGGATGTCCGTCATATCGGCGAAGAGCGTCCAACGGTCCCGCCCCTCGTACGGCATGCGGCGCACGGCCCTCGGTACGAGGTGGCCGGCGCGCTCGGTGGGAACGCCATCGTCGTGATGGTGGACATGCGTCGGAGCGATGTAGCCGTCCTGGTCGGCGCGGGCCCTCGCCTTCGCCACGGCCCCCTCGAGCCAGTCGCGATCCACGGACCTACCCTTCGCGCGCTCGCCGTCGCGCACCTCGGCCATGACGGGGACGTCGTGAATCGTCCAGGTCCCGTCCGGCTGCTGGGTGGCGCGGTAGCCTCTCATGGTCGCCTCACGGGGTTGGCGTGGGGGTTGGCGTGGGGGTTGGGGTCTGGAGCAGGTCGTCGACGAACGTCAGGCGCCACGGGGGCGTGTAGTTCACGGGCTTCCCGGAGCCGGGATCGACGAAGACCTTGGCCTCGAAGTCGCCCGTCTCTGTGTGGTAGGTCTCGTTGAGCGTGACGTCGCACCAGCCGATGTTCGAGCCGGTCTGCGTGCGATTCGCCGCGGTGTAGGTCTTCGCGGCGACGGACGCCCCACCCTGGATTCTGAGGGTGACGACCTTCCCATCGAGATTCACCGCGGTGCGGCGAGCCCGATCGCTGGCAACGAAGATCGCGAGGACCGTCGCGGTCTTGATCGCGATCTCCTCCTCGACCTGCCATGGCCCGATCGTTGTCATGCTGTGCGTCGTCCTTTGCTGTGCGTCTCTAGGTATCCACCGTCGCACGGGTTTTCAGAACTGACAAACTTGCCAAGACCACCTTACAGCCCGGTTCCCACCTTCAACGGCGTCCTGTAGCTCGTGACGGGGAGCACCGGCGGGCCGTACACGCGCAACTCGATGATCGGTTCTCCGACTGGTGTCGGCGTCGGAGTTGGGGTCGGCGTCGGAGTCGGAGTTCTGGGCGTTGGTGTGGGGGTCGGTGTCGGGGTCGCGGTGGGGGTTGGAGTCCGCGGCGTTGGCGTCGGCGTGGGGGTTCGTGGCGTCGGGGTCGGCGTCCTCGGGGTTGGGGTCGGCGTGGGTGTCGGCGTCCTTGGTGTAGGCGTCGGGGTGGGCGAAGGAGTCGCCGTCGGAGTCGGGGTTGGTGTCCGAGGCGTCGGTGTCGGGCTCGGCGTCGGGGTGACGGTCCCTGTCGGCGTAGGTGTAGGCGTTCGAGGAGTCGGGGTGGGGGTGGGGGTGGCCGTGGGCGTCGGGGTCGGGGTTCTCGGCGTCGGCGTCGGCGTCGGCGTCCTGGGAGTCGGGGTCGGGGTGGGGCTCGGCGTCGGGGTCCGAGGTGTAGGGGTCGGAGTCGGTGTAGGCGTTCTCGGCGTTGGCGTTGGCGTCGGCGTCGGGGTGGCTGTGGGCGTTGGCGTCGGAGTCCGGGGCGTCGGCGTCGGGGTCGGCGTCGGCGTTGCGGTCGGCGTGGGCGTGGGCGTGCGCGGCGTCGGGGTTGGCGTCGGAGTCGGGGTCGGAGTCGGGGTCGGGGTCCCACCAACAATCTCGTCCGCCCCGATGTCGTAGTCCGAGCGGGTGTCGCCGTCGATGTCGTCGCCCGGCCACCCGGTGCCGAAGCTCGCCCCGCTGTCGCCCTCGTACGAACCGTCGAGCGCGGCCTTCTTGTGGAGATCCTCGCTGCCGGCGGTGACGTTTTCGAAGTAGTCCGCCGCCGCGACGTTTGCCACGCTGTGCGCACCCGGCATGTCCGAGTCGGTGCTCTGACTCGACAGATTGTAGTCGCCGACGAAGGACCCCGACCCGCCAGTGCTCCAGCAGTCCTCGGTCGCAGTGGCCAAAGATGCGCAGTGCTCGCACCGGGTATTGGCGGCCTCCGCGTGGATCCCACCGTTATTCCCGCACAACATCGAGATGTGGTTGCCCTGGAACGTACCGCTTGCGCCCTGCGACCAGATCCCGTAGACCGCCCCGTAGATGTAGAGGTTGTGGTAGTAGGAGACCCCGCCCGCAATGTTGGCCCTCTGGACGGCGTGAGTCGCGCCGGCGTCGATGAGGACGCAGTTCCGCACGACCGACCCGCCCCAGTCGAGGATCTTCCCGGCGTTGTCGAAGACAATCCACTCGACGATCCCGCCGGGCTCCTTGAGACCAAGAATTGCCCCGTTAAATCGGGCATAGTCACTGGCAGATTCGAGATTCCCGGGCCACGAAGACGACGTTGGGTAGCGGCTTGCCGAGTCGACCGTGACGGTGTAGTTGTGGCCGGCCGCGTCGTGGTCGAAATTGGCTGCCGTGCCGCCAACATCCTCGTCGGCGACGATCTTCCCGATGATGTCCTCGGTCTGCGTCCCGAAGTCATCGGCGAAGTCGAACAGGTCGTCGTAATCCTCGCCCGCTGCGATGGTGTACCAGCCACGCGCGTGGTTGGTCGTGATCGCCATCAGCGCACCAGGTCCGACGCAATGGACGCGGACACCCGAGACCGCGAGATCGCCGTCGCCGACGCCTCGACGTGCTCGATCTGGTCCTCGCCCCAAGTAACCGCGAGGTCGTGGCGGGTCCGCTGGAGGGTCGGGAGCTCGGCGCGGAGCTTGCTCAGGTCGAGGATCACCTTGCGTGGGCGGTCCGGCTCGATCGCAGCCCAGTTCGGGTCATCGCCGGGGTCGACCGGGATCGGGTTGCTCCCGTAATCCGGCTCCAGCAGCTCGGCCTCCTGCGCCCGCGTCAGGTCCGGGACGCGGATCCAGCCGAACGAGCGGCGCGACATGCGGGCCTGGGGACGGTAGCTGTCCGGATGGACCCGGAGGACCATGCCGCGGAGGTAGCCCTGCTCGGGCTGGTAGCCCTTGCGCGCCCGGTTCTCGAGCCGGATCTGCAGGACGGCCATCAGATCGGCTCCTTTCGCATCTCACAGTCCGTCGTGAGGACTTCCCGCCCGCACTCCACGCACTGACAGCGGTCGGCGCCCGCCGAGACGTGCTTCGTCGTCCGGCCGCAGCCGTCGCAATACCGGGTGGTGCATGCGCAAATCACGACCACTCCGTCATCGCGCCAGGGATCTTCTCGTCACGCATCCAGCGGAAGAACTCGAAGATGTCCTCCCACTCCGGACGTGCAAGCTTGGAGACCATCCACGGGCGAAGCTTTAGCCCTTCAGCCATGCCGGCCTGGATCTCGGGGCGGTTGAAGTCCCAGCCCTTCCATGCGCAGTGCTGGCGCACGAACGCCTCGCCCCCGATCACCGCAGACGACGCGGCGAAGTTCCGCATCTTGCTCGGGCCCGTGTGGACGCGGCCGGTCTGGTTGGCCATTCGCGTTCCAGGCTTGCAGAACAGGTGCCAGTGGTGGAGCCACCCGGTCCGGTCGATGATTTCCTGACGCGAGTGCCGCATCGACAGCACGCGGCGCCCCATGAGCCACCACTTGAGTTGGATCGGTCCCTCCCAGCCCCCGTAGTTCCCGAGGATCGGGTCGTAGCCCTTGGCGGAGAACCAGGCGTCACGGCGCACTAGGTAGCAGCTCGTGATCATCGCGGCGATCGGGTAGGGGTCGCCGGCCGTCTCGGCCTGGCGCGTCCATCCGTAGACGGGGAACTGCTTCGATCCGCTGCGATTCCGGTAGATGTAGTCCTGCCTGCGGAAATCGATCGCGCAGGCGACCCCCTTCTGGGTTCGGAAGAGACACGGGATGTGGTGGAAGTCGTCGCTCTCGGGGTTCTCCTCGATCCACTCGATGCACCGCTCGATCGTCGCAGGCGAGAGCAGGACGTGGGAGTCCATCGTGAGAACCCACTTCCCGCGAGCCTCGACCTTGAGGCGGTTCTTTCCCGGATAGGTCCCCTGCTTCTCGGCCCATCGGATGTACCGGACTCCGTTCTGGTCGGCAAGAGCCTCCATGTCCTCGACGGCCTTCGCGCAGGAGGCGCAGCGTTCGCCGGGCGTCTTGAGCCTCGAGCACTCCGGGCACCCGCGGAGCCTCGCCGTAGGCTCGGGATGATTGTCGGCGAGTAGGTACTCGACTCGACCATCGAACGTCCCGTGGTGCGTCATCCACGAGGCCGCCGTGTAAAGGAACCCGTGGAAGTCCAGCAGCGTCGAGCATCCGACCGTGAGAATCGGTTCTCGTGCAGGCGGAACCTTTCGGCAATGCGCCAGTAGGTAGGCGTCGACGGGCGTCACCTCGACGTGCGGCCACCACTGCCGAAGGAATTGCTCGAGGTCTTCCGGCCCGTCCCATCCACGCATATGCTGGCCGAAGTGCTTGTCGGGGATCCTCGGGCCGGGGACGGAGAAGAACGCGTGAGGGGCGCGACGGCTCGCCTCGAGGAACGCGACCATCTCATTCGCGTCCAGGTGCTCGAGGACTTCGAGCGCCACGAGGTAGGACTTCACGAACCCCGGACTGTCCGCGCACCGTCCGACTTCTGCGATGAACCCCTCGTCCTTTGCCGCCGCGACGGCGACCTTCGAGTGATCGACCCCGTGCCATCGATCCGCGCCGAGCGCGCGGGCAAGGTGAAGTCCGCCGAACCCGTACTCCCAAACGCGAGCCGCAGGGAGCGCCTCGAGCCGGCGGAGAACCTCCCTTCGGACCCCGTCCTTGTTCGCACCGTCCTCTGGCGTTCTTCGCCAGGCTGCGTCCCAGAACTCTGCGGTGTTCACGTTGCCGTCGCGGTCGTACTCGATCACTTCTTCGCCTCCGCTCTCCAGCACGGCTCACTCGCCGCGTGATAGTCCGTGCCGTCGCCGACCTCGACACCCCGGAAGCCGGCACGTTCGAGCGCGAGCCTGATCGTCTCGCGCGAGTAGCCCCATCGGTGAAAACGCCACGGTGTGCTCTGGTCCCCATAGAGGCTCCAGCTCATGCGGCGTTGGGACCCTGGGAACTTCGCACAGACGGCCCCGAGGTCGGGGCACTCGAGCGTGATCTGGCCGCCGGTCTTGAGCGCGCGATGAGCCTTGGCCAGGAACGTCCTGCCCTCCTCGCGGCTCATGTGTTCGAGAACGTGATAGGCCTCGACGAGCACCGCGCTGTCGTCCTCGAATGGCCACTCGTCTCTGGCCGCGTCGAAGATCACGTCGGCCTTCGCCCTCGGATCAACATCTGTGTTCACACGGTCCTTTGCGGGCTTGCGTCCACAACCGATGTGGATCTGAAGCGGCAGTGGCCACGTCTTCTCTGGCCACGGCTTGCGGCTCCTAGGGATCGAATGCCCGCTCCACTCCGCCGGCGGCTCTTTCCGGCGCCCCTCGATGTGAACCTCGGCGTGAGCCGCCTGATACTTCGGATCGCTCCGAAGACTCGGGACGCAGCCCCACTTCCTCTGGAACACGGCGATGTTTCTGTGGCGCCCGTCCCACGTCGTTCCGGCGAGTTCCCGACGGATATCGAGCCTGGTCGCATGGCCACCCTCCAGGTGATTCACCCCGATCCACCCGGACTTGATCCGGATCCCGGAGTGGTGGCACTTCATCACCAGGTCGTCGTCCTCGCCCCCGCACGGCTGATACCGCTCGTCCATGGGCCGGAGTAGATTCCACGCCCAGCGTCGCATCGCGAACACGTTCCAGTTCGTGGCGTGATCGCGGATGATCCCGGCATCCGGGAAGCACCGGAGCAGATCGCGAAGCCGAACCCAGGACTCACGGTAGAACTGGACATCGCTCGCGGCGAAGAGCCAGACGTGTTCAGCCTCGGGTACGTGCTCTGCCCCAAGGTTCCAGTTCGCGGCGAGACACTGCGGGACGCGTTCGGGCCGGACGTACGTCATCCGTCGCGCGTGGTTCTCGGCGTAGACGTCGAGATCCGCCACGTAGCTCGCATCGACGAGGATCGGGTGGTGCCGATCCGGGATCGACTCGAGGCACTGGAGCGTGAGGTGGCTTTTGCCGACGTGTGGGACGATCACGTACATGTGGCCCCCATTCCGACTCCAATCGCCGACAGGATCAGAAGCGCGAGCACCCACAGCCCGAACAGTGCGGCGGGGATGAGTGCGAGGACCAGGAGCCACGCCACGCACCCCCAGGGGCCGCGCGCTGGACGCATGACTCTGCGATGGGTCCGGTGTCGTCTCACCGGTTCTTCGGCGCGCCCCTCGCGCTCGCCCGCATCGCGGCATCGCGCTCCCCGCGGGCGGCCTTGGCTTCCCACTCGCTGACGGGCGTCTTGTCGCGTCGGTCGGCCCGGAGCACCGTCATTCCCTGGACGACGAACTGGCCGCACCGGGTTCGGTACGCCTTTCCGCCATAGAACGTTCCTGCGTTGAAGCTCATGGTCATCTCCCGTAGACGCGACGGTCCGGCCGTCCGGTGCCGAATCCCGGGTCCGGGTGGGCCTTCGCGAAGTTCCTCGGTAGGACGCGCGTCACACTCCCGTCTGGATTCAGAAGCCCGCGATCCTCGAGCTCGAAGCGATCGACATCGAGGAGCGAGCACCGGCACCGGAACCCCATCGGGGGCGAGTACGTCTCCCAGATCGGATCCATCACACCGGCAATGAGCCCGTCGGCGGCCTGGTGATTCGGCCGCGTGTCGCTGTCCCCGATGGCGGAGTAGAGCTTCGCCGGGATGATCTCGAGGATGTCCGGGTCGAGGCTCTGCTGCCAGGCCCCGGCGGCGTAGGCCGAGGCCACGTTCGTCCGGTAGACCGTGTCCGCGTAGGACACCGTCCAGTGGTTCACGTCCTCGAGCACCGCGAGCGTCGAATCCCGGCCCTCGTCGAAGCTCTGACGGATCCTCTGCTCGATCTGGCCGGAGGCGTCCCGGGCCAGGGTCGGCGCGTGCCATGCCTTGTACCGGGCCATGATCTGGTCGAGCATCGTCGGTTGGCCGCGGCCAGGGGTACCTGCTCCCGGGGCGAGGATCGTCGGACCTCCACCACCAGGCCCACCTCCGCCAGCACCACCGACAGAAGCGCGACCTCCACCGACGGTGAACCCGTGACCGGCCGCGACCGCCTCCCGGCCGGCGTAGTCCGCCTGCCCCATGATCTTTGTCAGCGCGTCCGTGAGCGTCCCGAGACCCTCGTTCCGGCCGTCGACGGACCCGTCCGCAATCGCCCGGCCGAGCATCCGCATCGCGAACACGACCTGCGTCGTGTTCTGCTCGAGCAACTCCTGGAGTGCGTCGCTGTTCACCGGGCTCCGTTGCCTCCGGGGATGACGACGCCCTGCGGCGAGGGGACCTGGATCTTCCGCATCCCCCAGGCCTCTTCGGCCTTCGCGACGGCTTTCTCTCCGGCGTCGGCGAGCGCGAAGATGTGGTCCCGGATCACGGTCACCGGCGTCAGCGCGTACTCGAGCTGCTCCGGCCACCACGGGGACCACGCGATGCCCGCCCGGCCCTGTCGATCCTGGACGGGCTGCGGGATCGTGACGTTGCGGACATGAATCGTGTCGGGGAGTTCGTCCTCGACGATGAATGCGCAGAAGCCGATGCCCTGGATGATGCCTGTGCGCCAGTTCATTCGCTTTCCTCTGGGGCATGCTCGCCCTGTATTCCCTCGACGTATTTCGCGCCCACGATCAGAGGCTCCCCCTCGCCACCGGGCTCAGGGATCAGCCAACCCTCAACCCACCGAATCGGGCGCCCTTGCACTCCGGTCATCAGTGACTTGACCGGAGGCTCTCCCGTGAGCGCCATGAGGCTCAATCCTGGCTCGAGCTGTTGTTCCCGGTAGTTGTAGGAATACCCGCTCTCGGGAATGTCCCCGTACCGCCACCCAGAGACGTAGGTGAGCATCGGGTCCCCGTTTCTTCCCGACTCGAAGGCCGTTCTGAACACAGGGGAGTCCCATATCCACTCAGGGACCTCGTCTCCGTACACGATCTCCTCGATGGACATGTCCTTCGTCCGCACGGCGGTCTGGTAGACGTCCATGAGCGACTTGGAAGGTCGCGCTGCCCCCATCCGTGACGCTGCGACTTCCTCATTCTTGGCCCAGAGTTCGGCGGACTGTCCCTGTGGGCGCGTGGGGACGCTGTCCTTGCCTTTCTTCTCTTTCTTCTCTTTCGTCTCGGGGGGCTTGGCCCCTGAGGGATCGTCCTTGGCCGGACCATGATCCGAGCAATCTCCGTCTTTCGGCATCACGGTTCCATCCGGGCAGCGCTCACGAATGTCGAAGATTGCCCGATCGGATCCGTCGGCACCAAGAAGGACGACGCTGTCACCGTCGTGGGTCATGCGCAATGACTGCGCCGGAGCCCCCCCCTCGCCGCCCATCCCCTTCGTTCCCACCTGCCTGGGGAACAGTGCGTCGAGGCCGGCGCCCGGAGCGGCCCCGGCGAGCACCTTGTCCTCGGGCCCCGGCGCCGTGAATCCCGTGCGTTCGTAGACCTCGTCCTCGCGCAGTGCGATCCCGGCCCCGTGGAGGGTCGCGACGACCTGCGCCGCTTCGGTCGGGTCGCTCCTCTTCTCCTGGACCGAGGAGAACTTCGGCATCTTGGCCCCGGGGAACATCTCCAAGAACAGCTGCCGGTTCTGGAACCAGATGCAGCCGACGAGGTCCCGCGTCAGGGTGTCGTCGAGCAGGATCCGGTCGTACTGGATCAGGCTCTCGGTCGTGTCCTCCTCGACCTCGGCCCGTGCGAGCGAGCCCTGCTCGGACGCCCCGCCGGACGGGAGCACGGACCCAAGGATCAGGCGCGTGATCGCGTCGTCGAGGTAGCGGAGCCACTCGTGGACCATCTGATGGCCCTCGCTCGGCCCCGGGACCGGCTTCAGCTCGTCGGCCTTGTCGTGGACCAGGAGGTAGTGCGAGAACCACGCTTTCCAAGCGTCCTTCCACGCAGCAACGATCGTGTCGTTGTCTTTCGTCGTGCTCGCGGCCTTCAGGCCGTCCACCCCGACGGCGAACCCACCCTCGGCCCAGCGTTCGAGACCACGGAGCCCCTTCTGGAGCGCGATCGTCTTCGCGTACCAGTAGAAGTAGACCGCCTCGATCAAGCCCCGCCCGTAGCCGAGCCGAGCCTCCTCGTCGTTGTAGATGTGCCGGACGAAGGGCCTCAGGTCCTGAATCGGTCGCCACGCGTTCTCGGTCACGGACCAGAGCATCATCTGCGTGCGGAGCGTGCGCCGTCCATCCGGCTCCGTCGACCAGACCGGCGCGTGATGGATCCGCCGGCGGTCGATGTCCGTGATCTTCGTCGGAACCCACCACCGCGCGAACCGGCCGCCGTACGCGCCGAACTGACGGTCGCCCTCGATGTACGCGAACGATCGTGCGGTGAGGACGGCGCCGGCGAGCTCGTACCGACTCTGCGCGAACCGCTCGATTCCCTGGACCATCTCCTCGACGACGGACGCGGCCCCCTCGTCCATGCTCGTCTGACCACCGGGGATCACCCGCCAGAACCGAGACGCCACCGAGTGCATCCGGATCTCGCACGCCGCGGCGACCACCGGGTCACGGCGGATCCGCTCCCAGAGGTCCGGGTCCCGCGAGTCCGCATACGACGGGTCCCACAGGCGATGGCCGTGGTACACCGAGCTCAGGGCGTAGGGGTACAGGTCGGAGAGGTAGTTCCGGTACGGGAGCAGCGGCTGGAGCGCCTGCGCACCCGACGGCCCGTAGATGCTGTCCTCTGTCGCTGTCGGCATCAGAAGCTCCCGTAGGCCGCGGCGAGCTCGTCCTCGAACGTACGGGGACGGTCCCGCGAATCCTCGAACCAGTCGTCGTCCTCGGATGAGACCCGCAAATCGAGAGGAAGCGCCGATCCCGTCCCGAGCTCGGCCATGAGCTGGCCGGCGTACGCGGCGCAGTCGACCTGGTCGTCAAACTTGCCGTCCGGGAAAGAGAGCAGCTCTCGCTCGAACGCCCCAACCCACGGCGCATCGGCGAGGTGATGGACCATGCGGTTCTGGTAGGCGATCGCCAGCGACTGAGCGCGCGTCACCTTGTCCACGTCCGCCTTCAAGATCCGAAACGGTCGACCCTCGTTCGCCGCCTGCTGGATCAGCCCGATCCCCGAGCTCTTGTCCTCGACGGCCTGAAAGCGGGCCTCTCCACGGCGCGATGTGATCCAGGCGTACTGCTCGGGGACCGGGATGCGATCTCGCTCGACCCGCAGAAACCCGAGGAACCCCGGGCCCACGACGAACGTCAGCAGCACCGTCCAGTCGTTCACCGTCTTGACCTTCTGGGCCGTGTCCACCGTCTGCGCGATCCAGCACTGAGCAATCGGAACACGCCGCGACGGCTCGGCTCCCACCCCGACGAGATCGTAGTGATCCTCACGAATCCGGAAAAACCGGAAGTCGTCTCGGCGGAACACCGCCCCACCCTCGGGCGTCGGGTGCTGCTGGTAGAGCGAGTCGAAGGTGCGGGCGTCGGCGCGCCGCTTCACCTCGAGATCCTCGACCGGGTACCGCTCCGGCCAGAGCGCCTCGCCCTCACGGCGCCCGAGCGGGTCGTCCTCCTCGGCGATCGCCGGCAGATCCAGGACGTCCCACGGGTCCGCCTGCTGCTCGAGCAGACGCCCCGCCAGGTCGTCCTCGTGCCAGCGCGTCATCGTCAGCACGACGACCCCGCCCGGCTCGAGGCGCGTGTACGCCGTCGTCAACCACCAGTTCCAGAGCTTCTCCCGGTACGTCTCGGAGTGCGCCTCCTCCGCGTTCTTGATCGGGTCGTCGAGCACCATCAGGTCCGCGCCGCGGCCGGTGAGGGGGCCACCCACGCCGACGCACTTCATGTAGCCGCCGGCCTCGGTCTCCCAGAACGACCCCGACGCCCGGTCCTGCCGCACCCGCGTCCGGAGCAGGCCGTCCGACACCGCCGTACGCGTCGTGTTGAGCGCCTTGTCGCCCCAGCTCTCCGCGAACTCCGCACCGTACGCGCAGAGGATCACCCGCTTCGCAGGCCACCGCTCGAGGTACCAGACCGGCAGGTAGTGCGAGATCAGTTCGCTCTTGCCGTGCCGGGGAGGCGCCGCCACGATCAACCGCGAAGCCCTCGAGTCCGGCGTCGTGAGCTCCACCAGCCGGTCACTGATCGCCTCGAGGTGGCGCGGGCGCTTGAACCGGCCGCCCGTGACCACCTGGGCCAGCGCGGCCGGGCTAGGCAGCACCGCTCGCGTCCTTGGCGTACCGCTCGGCGAGCCAGCGGTCGAACTGCCGTGCCGTCTTCGGGTGATCCGCGAGGAACGCCTCGAACAACTCGACCTGGGTGTCCGACCCGCTCCGCTCTGCCGTGAGCTGCAGCTTGCTCGAGGGCGTGAATCGCCCGAGCTGCTCCAGCACCTTCCACCGGTCGGTCGCGCCCTTGATCTCCTCGTCCGTGCCGGCCCCGAGACCTACCTTGTCCGCCACCAGCTCCATCGCGCTCGCGTGGTGCTCACGGACGTACCGGATCTGCTCGAGCCAGGCATCGCGGAACGGGTGGTCCTTGCCGCTGTCATACCGGTCTCGCCAGACCTCGTACTGGTTCTCAGGGAGATCCACCGCTCGGCAGAGCGTGCTCATCCGGACGATCCGGCCAGCGCGGGGGTCCTTGGACCATTCCCCCTTCAGCACGCGGCGCGCGAACTCGTACGCCAGCGCACGCATGCCCTCCGGGGGGCCGTCCCATCGCCACCGGCCGTCAGGGAGACGCTGATCGCGGGGAGGTGGGTTGACGAGGGTCCGGGGATGCTCGGGGACCGGATTGGTGAGGGTGGGCGACATGGTCGATCATCACCCGGCCATCGTGATTCGGCACGCTTTTCCTGCGGGCGCGAGGCGTCACCGCGGGTCCACCCCGAGGTACCAGGCCGTCACCTCCTCGGGCGTCCAGGGGCGAAGACCCGGATGGATCAGCGGGTCGTGGTAGGGCTCGGGGAGCCAGCCGTTCACTCGGTGTGTTGCCTCCCCGAGGGGTGCGCCCGGAAGGTCCACCACGTTCACCACCGGCCACGCGAGGATCTGGTCGAGCACTCGGTCGCACCGGGCCTCGAGCTCGTCCTGCGTGGGGGTGGGGACGATCACGTCAGGGCCGCTCCGCCACCACCGTCACCGCCTCCGGCGCGGGATCCCCCTCGAGACAGATCACGTACAGCCGGTCCGGACGGGCCCGCCGCAGGCCCTCCACCTCCCGGTGCGCATGGTCGGCGTCGGGCCAGGTCTCGTACTCCCGCCACGGGCCGCCGGAGCGCGCGCGGCCCCAGAGCGTGAAGCCCGGGGTCATGACCGCCTCCGCAGCGACCGCTCGAGCCGCTCGTGAGTCCGCGTCAGGGCATCCCCGACCCGTCGCGGCTCCAGGTCCTCCGGGAGGGCCTCCCCCGAGAGCCAGGCCTTCGCCGCGCGGTACAGTGTGACCAGGTCATGGCCGTCTACGCACACGCGCCAGGGCGGCGGGTCGTCGAGGGCGGGGTGGCTCATCGGCGGTCCTCCCCCACGCCAAGCTCGTCCATCGCCCACGCCAGCACACAGAGCGCGTCGGCCTGGTCGTCGGTCTCCGGGACGATGTGCCATCGGTCGCGCGCGGCCTGGACCATGGCGTCCTTGTTCGCCGAGCCCTTCCCGGTCGCGTGCTTCTTGAGCGTCCCGGTGTGCACGCTCGTGTACTCGATGCCCCGCTCGGCACAGGACTCCATGACGCGGGTCGACAGGCCGACGCCGATCTCGGTCGCGGGGCCGCCCCGGTGGTGCGCCTGCTCGAAGGCGACGACGTCGGGGCGCACCTGGTCGAGGACGCCGCCGAGCCATGCGCGGAACCGTAGGTAGCGCATCCCGCGACTCTCCCCCCGCCGGAGGTCGTGAACCTGCGTCCCGGACTCGACCGCGCCGCCGTCGAGGAGCGCGGCCCATCCGGTGCTGATGCCGAGGTCGAGAGCCAGGATCCTCACGGTTGGGTCCGATAATGATTGTTCTGTTGCGTCGTGACATGACGTAACCCATTGCCATTACTCATTGTCTCAACTCCGGTCTCGTTATCGTCGTGCCTGGAGGGGGGTGACCACAACATGTGGGGGGTCCGGATGGACCCTTGGGTGAGCATCGACGCCTTGGGTGTCCGGGTTCTGGGTCGGTCGGTCGCCGCCGCGACGCCGGCGGGAGGGGCGGCGCGGGGTCCAAGGCGCACGCGCATGTTCACTTATCCTCTTGGACAGTCTCTTATAGTGAGGGGTTGTCCTCATCCTTCGGCCCCGTGTACCGCCACGTCAGCGCCGAGGCCTCGGTCCAGTCGATGAAGGCGATGGTGTCCCCGTGGTTGGTGTTCTTGATCCAGTCGGCCTCGACGTGGACGATCTGGCCATCGTCGTTCTCGGTCTTGGCGGGCTCCGTCTTGGCGACGAGGTGGATGACCCCGCCTCCACGCATGTAGACCCGGACCTTCCAGCACGCCGGGAGGTTCATCCGCTTGAAGCTCTTCGCCTTGGTCACGTCGACTCCTCCTTCGCCTTGCTCGCACAGGACACGCACCTCGTCCGGCGCGAGTCCTCCTCGAGTTCTCGTCCGCAGTCGGAGCAGACCGGGCACCCCTCTTCGTTTTTTGCCGTTTCAGCCGTGCTTTGGTCGGGGGTGCCCCGTGCCTCCCTACCGGGGGTCGGCACGGGGGCACCCCCCTCGACCGGTGCCCCGGGCACCCCCCGGGCACCCCCGGGCACCCCGGGCACCCCCACGCATCCGGGCACCCCTTGGGGCACCCCCGGGCACCCCTCATCATCAGGGCCGACCGGAGGGGGGCGGTGGTACTCCCGACGCTGCGAGTTGCCGGCGCCGGGACGGACCTCAATCCTCCCGTGGCGCACCAAGTGCGCGAGCGTTGTCCGGAGCGCCTGCCGCCGTCCCGGGATGGCCTCCTCGATCTCTCGGCGGGTCCTGCCAGGGTACTCGTCGACGTACTCCAGGACCTCCCGGGCGAGGGCTTCGAACCGCTCCTGGGAGACGTGCTGCGCGAGGTCCTGCGTGCTCCCGACGACCTGGTAGCCGTCCTCCGTCAGGTCGATCACGAGGGTGTCGATGAGCCCCTCGAGGCGGCCGAGCGCGGACAGCTTGCGGGCGGTCTCCTGGCCCTGGACGCGGTTGAGCTCGAGGAGTGTGTCGACCTGGGCCCCGATGTTGCCGGACCCTCTCGCGCCGAGTCCGTGCTCGCCGCCGGCCTTGCGGAGGTGGTGAAGGAGGATCCACGTCTGGCCGCGGGCCTCGGCCGCGCGGAGGACGTGCCCGAGGGCCTCACCCGTGGCGCCGGCGTCCTGCTCCTGGCCCTCGGCCAGCTGTGCCCAGGAGGCGAACGTGTCCACGACGACGATGCGGCAGTCGAAGGTCTCAGCTTCGCGGGAGGCCGCCTCGACGACTTGGGCCCATGGCCCCCGGTGGAGGTGGGCCCTCGTGTACAGCCTGGCGTGCTCGAGGCCGGCCTTGCGGAGCATCGGGGCCAGCGTGACGCCTCCCTGTTCGGAGAGGACGAGGGCGCGGGTGGGCCGGGTCTCGCGGTCGAGGAAGGGGGTACCGCGCTCGATGGCGGCGAGCATCGACAGGAGGAAGGTCGTCTTCCCGGCCTTGAAGTGGCCCGAGAAGAGACTGACGGTGTCCTTGCCGATGAGTCCCTCGCAGATCCACTCCACGGTCTCCTCCTGTCCCTCGATCTCCTCGACGTCGAGGCTCGGCCCGAGCGCCATCCCCGCGTCGGCCCCGGCCGCGACCTGCCCGAGGGCCTCGGCGTAGTGCGTGGCGAGGTCCCCGGGGGCGAGCTGGCCGCGGTGGACGTCGCGGATGAGCCCGTGGGCCTGCGTGATGAGCGTGCGCTCCCGGGCCCGGTCCCGGACGATCCGGGCGTAGTGGACGGCGTTCGCGGCGCTCGGGACGGACGTGAGGACGTGCGCGAGGTAGTAGGCGCCGCCGACCTCCTCGAGCTGGCCGGCGTGCTCGAGGGCGGCCTTGATGACGACCAGGTCGAGTGGCTGGCCGTCGGAGTGGATCCGGTCCATCGTCTCGAAGACGATCTTGTGGGCGGTGCGGTAGAAGTCCGGCGCGCCGACGATGTCGAGGACGCTCGGGACGACCTCGGGGTCGAGCGCCATGCTGCCGAGGACGGCGAGCTCGGCCTCCTCGTCGTGGGGCGGGACGCCATCCGGGATTCGCGCTCGGTAAGATCTTACCGAGCCACGCTCGCGCTCCCGGCCGTTGTCCTCGTGCGGGACCGGCTCGCCGTCCTGGGTCCGGGACACCGGCGGGGACCAGGACGGGGTGGCCCGGGCTCGCTCCTGGACGGCGGCGAAGGGGGTGGCCATCGCCTCGTGCTCGACGTCGACGGCCACGATCCGGACGTCCTGGGCCACAGGGTGGAGCATCCCGGCGAGCGCCTCGGCGCGGGCCTGGTCGTGGTCGAGGATGACGACGCGGGCGCCGGCGGCGGGGTCGGCGGTCTCCGGGGGGAGCGCGAACGACCTCTGCCACGCGGCCGCGGCGGACTCCCGGGCGGCCGGCGTCGGGACGATGGCGATCGTCTTGGTGATCACTCTCCCGCGTCCTCCGTGTGTCCGTGCGTCCACCGTGCCGAGCCCCGGGAACCGTGGCAGACCCACCCCCGCCGGTCCTTGTGGATCTGGAGCGCGTTGCCCGCGTGGCCCTTCTGCATGCCCGTCCTCTCCGCGCTCTCCCTGAGCGCGAGCGGCCGGCCGGCCTCGCGCAGCACCTGGTCGATGGCGTCGGCGATCTTGCTCCGGACCGTCCGGCGCGCCCGGGGCTTGTGGGGTTCCGGACGCGGGCGGCCGTCCGTGGGGAGCCGTACGGCGATGGGCATCGGCCGGCGCCCCTCGAGCCGGTCCCGGATCCTCCAGGATGCATCCTCACAGATGTGGACGTAGAGCGCGGCCTCGAGGCATCCCTCCCGCATGAGGCGCTCGGACAGGCGGCTCAGGAGCCACGCGATCTGCTCGGCGAGGGTCCGGGCCATGTCCAGGGCCTCCCGCGGGGGCAGGCGCCCGAGCGCCGTCCCATGGCTGCCCGTGCCCGAATCTCCCGCGTGGCGCATGAGCCCGCGCGCCTGGTCGCGGACGTCGGCGGCCATGTCCCGGACCGCCCCACGGCACTCCGGCGCCACCGCCCGGGCCGCGCGCCGGAGCAGCGCCTCGAGGCGAAGCTCGTGGCCGGCGGCCTCGAGGAGGAGGTCGGCGATCTCGGCGGGGATGGTGGCGGGGGCGGTTATGCCTCCCCCCTCTCGGCGCGGTCGGCCTCGGCGCGGAGCCATCCCTTGATGACGCCAACCACGATGCGAGTCTGCTGCGAGGTGCACGATGCGTCGATGCGATCCGCCGCCCGCCGGAGCGCGGACGCCTCGGCGGCGCGGACGATATCGAGGAGCAGGCACCGGCTACACTGTCCGTCCTCGATCTCCGCTAGGACGAGCCCTCCGCTCTGTCCGCAGCGCATCCACGTCCTCCCGCGTGAGCTTGCTCATGCCGTCTCCTCCTTCGGCGGGAATCGGTCACTCGGTCGCCACCCGTCCGGCTTCTCGTCCATGGAGTCGATCTCCGCGTCCGGCCAAAACCGATCATCGAGGACCACGACTTCCGGGCTGTCGTCCGTGACGAGGAGGGCGCAGACGGCGCTGTGAGTCTCGCTGCTCCCAGAGCACCACCACTCGCACGGAGGAGGCACCGTCATCGGCCGTGGGTCGCCCCCAGGGATGTAGAAGCGCATCCAGTAAGTGCTCATCCCTCCACCTCCCCGCGCCCCTCGGCGAGGGCGGCGTCGATATCTACCTTCACCTCATCCCTCCAGAACCAGTCACTGTCCTTCTCCTCGGCCGCCAGCATGGTCTCTGCCAATCTCTTGGCGACCGCCTCAAGCGCCGCGAGCCGCTCCCGCAGGGCGTCCCGCTCCGCTTCGAGCGCGGCGACCCGGGCGCGGTGGTCCGACAGGATCCCCCCGGTCGCGCACTCGGCGTCACGATCGACCTTGCCCGCGCCCCGGCAGAACGGGCACTCGACCCGCACCTCGCGGGTATCGCTCGGTCCCTGGTCGCTCACGGCGTCACCTCCATTCCACCATCCCAACCGCAAGTGTAAGGATTGACCGCGAGGCACTCGGCGCAGCAGTACGGCCTCGGCTGCTCCACGACCTTCTGCCGCCACGGGACCTCCGGGAGCCACACGGCCTCCACGGCCGAGATCTCCCCTGCGCACCCTGCACACTCGTAGACCTCCTCGCTCACGGCGTCACCTCCTCACGCATACTCAGCAGCTCCCGTCTCGGGGTCGATCCGGATTTCCGCCCCGCTCAGGTCGTCATCCTCGACCGGCTTGTCCGGCTCGGGCGGCGGGGCGAGGGCGGCGTCGATTGCGCGGATCACCGCGAGTCGGGCCTTGCTCGGCTCGACATGCATCAGCAACTCGCGGATACCACCACGACCCCGCAGCGCCTCCCGCATCCGCGCCGCCTCCCGCTCGGCCTTCTCGGCGCGGGCTTTCCACGCGGATCCGTCGCTGTCGTATGCGGCAACGACGTTGGCTTCCGCTTGACTCTCGAAGTCGTCCCGCTCCCGCGTCACCCGCTCCAGGTCGGCGCGGAGGTTGGCGATCTCGTCCTCGCGCTCGGTATCGCATCCGTCACAGTAGGTCACGCCCGACGCGAGCGGGCCGGTGCCGCACGTCGAGCAGGTGACGCAGAGGTTCTGGAGCCGCTCGACCTCCGCGCGCAGCCGGGCTATCTCGGCGTCACGCTCAGATAGGGCGCTCTCGTCTATTTCGATCTGCTTGCACAGGCGGACGGTCTTGCGCTGCAGCCGACCCAGGAGTGGTCCCGCATCGATCTGGATGTTCTCGCCGCATTCGGGGCATACCGTGTTCACCACACCCACGCCGGGCTCCTCCTCCGGCGCCTCACGCGACTTGCCCACCATCCGGTCGTGCGTCTCGATCCCCGCAACCGCGAGCGCCGCGATCACGACCATCCGACGGCGAAACTTCTCCTCCTCGCCGCGAGCGAGGTCGTAGACGTTGCGCTCGCGAATGAGACGGCACCAGTCGTTCGGACCGTGAGTGTCGTCGTGCTCCGGCCCGCCCCACCGTGAGTCTTGGCGGGCGCGCTCGGCGCGGATCTCCTCGAACACGTCCGGCGCCGGGTCCGGCTGGGGCACATGCTCAGGCGCGGAGGCCTGGTCCGGCAGGCGGTCGCGCACCAGGTCTCGGATTTCGCGCCAGATCGCAAGAGCCTCGTCCGGCCACACGACAAGCGGCGTCATAGCCGGCCACGGGTGGTCCGGATTGGTGAGTTGTGGAAAGTCACCCGGTACACTCACGATTCCCTCCTCTCGATCGCCGCGCCCACCTCGCGCGGCACGAACGGATCCGGCACCCGCAGCTCGGCGGTGATGAACCCGAGCAGAATCGAGCCCTCGCCGCTGTCGAGGTTGCTCTTCGCCATGCGCGCGAACTGCTCGTCGTCGGCCGGCAGCGACCCGTCGATGAGCCAGCCCGCGACATCGGCCGCGCCGGTCTCCGGGTCGTATGCCACCGCCGCGCGGACCTTGATCGTCCTCATCTCATCCCCCCTTAAGCTCGGCGCAGAGCGCCGCGTAGTCATCCTTCCACGCCTTGTTGCCGTGCATCCCGTCCATAACGATGGTGTCGTTCGCCCGCTCCAGCAGCCGGAGCGCCTGGGCGATGTGAGCGGCGTGGTTGCGGAGGGTGGCGGTCAACCATGCGTTTCGGTGTCCGACCATCGGCGTGATCGTGTCGAAGTTCGCGAGTGGCTTGTCTATCCCGAACACCAGCAGCCCCTCCCAGAATCGCTCACCGGGTGCGTCCCACGGTCCCGGAGTCGCCTCCGCGTCGAGCCGCTCGATCTCGGCGGCAAGGTCTGTCAGCGTCATCTCATCCCCCTCCCCGGGGCGCGTCACGAGCCGCCCCGGGACCTGCGGTATCGGCGGCCTCACCGGACCGTCCGGCGGGCGTGGCAGTCTGAGCGGCCCGGCGGACGATCTGGGCGCACCGGGCCGCCGTTGCGGGGGCTCCAAGCCCTCGCGTTCCAGTGGCGGCGCGGCGGGAAT